GTTGCTAGGTGAGTGATCTCTGCTTGGGTGAGGGCACGGTCGAAGACGCGAATGTCATCAGCCCTGCCACCTCTTGCGCCAGTATAGTTCACCCCCTCCAAGCCAAGTCCAGAGGCAACGCTTGCTGCTCCGTCAAGCATAGGGGCATTGTCGTTGCCACCAGTACCGTCCAACTGACCACTTACTTTGACGCCGTCAATGTAGAACAATGGGCCTACGTTTGTGGACGTTGGACCGCTGTAGACAACGGTAAAGTGATACCATGTTCCAACACTCACCGTAGGGATGGAATTGTAAACCCTGTAGTCATTGGAAGAGAGCGTACCGGGGTAGTACACTAGTTCTATCCTAAGCCCAGAACTATCACGGACTCGAAACAAGAACTGCCTGTTGTTGCTCGCCACTGGCGTCGAGTTTGAGTCACCAAGTTTGGACAGCAGAACCACTCCGTCCGACCCAACCTTTGCCCATCCCGTCAGCGTGAACGGATTGCCTGTTGTCCAGATTTCAGTGTCGAGAATGTCGCCACAATCAACACCCACCGTTCCAGCGTCAAAGTCGTAGGCCCTTGTGCCACCGCTGGTTGTGTCAGCAGTGGTTGAAAGGCCATTGAAGTATGAAACGCTTGTTGCGTTCGTGCTGATGTCAGACGCACTGTCGTCAAGCGAGGGGCATAACCACAGTTGTTCGTCGCCTAGTCCGGTGGGCATTTTTTACTCGACAGGTAGAGGGAAGTTAGCTGCCATGTTGTTTAGAGCAGCAGACCAGTCTGCGTCAGTCACGCCTGGTTGAACTTGCAACGGTGCGATGTGCTCGTTGTATAGCTCGTCGTAACGTGCTTTCTTGACAGCAAAGTTTGCTCGGGCCTCACGCTCTGCTTCTGCTGCTGCTTGCTGTGCCTCGTATTCCTCTCTTGCAGCAACGATAGCAGCAACGCTTGCGTCAGGGTTTGGTCGATCACCTGCTGACTGAAGCAATGCAGTGACAGTGGGTTGCAGATCCGCAGGCATCGCGGAAGTGACAGACGCCCACTGGATGCTTCGCGGATAGACATTGGTGTCTATCTCTGCGCCGCCTTCAAAAACGTGCTCGATGAAATATGCAATGAGAACCTGCGACTCGCTGCCAACTGGAAGTGATTGATAGTAAGAAATCAACAACCCACTTTTGTCCCCGCTGATCGGGTCGATGATGACCGCACCGTTCTCTTGCAGTATCTCCTTTGCGGACGAGCAAGGGATGGCGTTTGCTGTTGCATCACGCAGGTGCTGCGCAATCACCTCGTCCGAGATGCCTTGGTCTTGGAGTGGTTTAATGTCACGCAGGTAGTCAATGCTCATTGCTTGTGCCTTAGTTTTTGTTGTTAGATTGTTTTGATTGCTCGGCCAGAGCCTTCCAAATTTCAAGTCTGTCTGTCTGACAGTCTTCAGCTAGTTTTTCTGCTCGCTCAAGACGAGACTCTGTAACGCTTAAATGCTTCATTGTTTGCCGCCACAACACGGTGATAGCTCCCGACATTCCAGTGATTGCTGTCGCAAGCAACCCTAGTGTCGTTGGATCTGGGGTCGTCATCTTTTTACCTCAACTGCTTTCCTTATCCATCGAAAAAATGTCCCACGATTACTGTATCCTGTTTTCGATCCAACGACCCGACCACCAAGCTTAACGTCAAAGCTTGGAGTTGGTCTGCCATCAGGCAAACACTTGGTGACTCGCCAACCAGCATTTCTAAGTGGAGTTACGCACTCCCTTTCAAATGCCTTGCATGGCGGACATCCATCTTGACTTGTAAAAATGACCTCGGAAGTCAGATCAACCTTTTCCTCTTCGATGATTAAAGGCTCTTCAATTTCAATCAAATCAATGTCGTCAACTTGTTGCTTGTACTTTCTCTCAGCCACTGTTGCGCTCGACATGATCGCAAGGATCACAATAGTAGCAGCAGAGTAAATCAATACATCAAAAATCTTTGCGCTCATCAAATTACCTTTGCTGATTTTACCGCAACGTACTCCTGAGCAATGCAGTTACGACTGCCTTTCTCCCAGAGAACTTGCATCCCATCGCTTGACCAATTCTTTCCCCAAGAATTTACGATAAGGATTCCGTATCCCTTGCCTTGCTCGTAAACACCTTTGACGCCCAGTACAAGATGCCCCCACCAGCTCAGGCCAAGAGTGACAGGTGAGCAGTCAGGTGCAATAAGAGCACTGAAAGCAGTCTCGAAGTCCCTGCTTGGGATCTCTTCGTATTCTGCAATGCCGTACTTCTGAGCAGACTTTTTTACTATGGACCTCTGCGTGTGACTTCGCGAAATCAACGCCTCTTGAAAGACTTGAACGGTAGGTATTCCATGCTCTTGTACAGCTTGGACTGCCTGCATCGCCCATCCGCCAACATTGCGGTATCCCTTGTACAATTGAGCAGGGTAGCTTGCTGAGAGGTGTAGGGGCGGTGATTCGTCGTAACCAGACTGGGCTAATGCAACAGCCACTCCCTGAACCAAGCCGAAGCACCAGCAGTAATTTGTTCGGGCCTGATTTAAAATTGGGCAGTTGGCAGACTTGAACGCATGCCAAGGAGAGCAATCACGCTTGTCTTGCTCCTGAATCATGTCACGCCAGACATCTCTTGGGTATGTCTGACCAGAGTATTCTGGGACCACCGATGCGAATGGTTCAGCATCAAAGTTTCGGTCGATAAAACCTGTTCCGAACTCGCTCACTTAGCACCAACCCTTTCTCGAAAATCAGCAACAGACGAAGGTGCGTCAAATGACTCAGAGTTGCCAGAAGCATCCATCACTGCGATGCATGGTGACTTTGACTCGTACCGAAGGAAAAGCTTCTGCAACCATTCAGGCGATTTAGATATCTCACCGGGTGCATCGTCGATAACTCGGAACTTGATTCCACGCTGGTCTGCAATCTCATCAAGCACTGGACTAGAGGCAGTGTACTGCTGATCGACAGTCATCTCAGGTGACTTGATCAGCAGAGCAGCACTGACCTCGATTGACTGTTTTTCACGGTCTTGTGATGGCAACCATTTTTTGTAGTACCCCGAGTCCCAGACAACGAAGCAAAGAGCAGCAACTAGCATCACTGGCAACTTGCTTTCTTGCTGGACAATCGGAGAAGATGTTTTCTTAATGTCAATCATCTTCAGTTCCCTCAACTTTGCGTAAACGCTCATCAAGGTCGTTGAGTACGCTAGTAAGCTTGTCCATATCGATGCTGCTTTCAACTTGTTCGGCAACTGCATCAACTTTCGGGAACCGTGCTCTGACTGCATCGACTGTCCACTCGGCCAGAGGTTTCAAAACGCCTGACACAATCGCGATGCTCAATATTCCAACAAGTTGCACCGCGCTAACAAGGCTTGTCAGGACCAGTGTTGCCAGTGATACGCTTTCCATACCTTCGGGAGGTTCATCATCAAGCAAGAATGCAAAGACTCCGTTGCTGTACAAGTAGTACACCAAAGCTAAGGTTCCACAACCGCAGATGAACTGAAACGATTTGTTGCTTTTTAGTTCATTCATATCCCGGTTCCCCTGCTTGATATCCTGATTGGACTTCTTCGCCGCTTAGGTTTTCTTCGATCCACTTCTCAATGATCTGCGTCAAAAGCTTGGTTGCAATGCTCAACAGCAGTGCGTTAAGAATACCACCGTATCCAGGAGAGTCACGCAGTCTTTTCGCTGCATTTTTGCGAGCAATCCGAGATATGATTGCCTTTTCTGAGCAGAAGTCGTGCATTCTGCACGCAATGAGATACTCTTGCCTCGCGATTTCCCGAATCTTTTCGCGAGCATTCTTTCGCAATAGCATGTTGCACCATTGTCTTGGCAGAATTTACGCCGATAAGCTTTTGAACTCTGCTCATGGCAGACTCAATTTTCTTGTTTAGCAAATCAACGTTTTTCATGATTTTCCACGTTTTGCTGACTTTAAAGCGTGGTAAAGAAAGGTCACGCTTTTATTTCGCGGCTCGACACATTGACTTTACCACGCGGAAAAACCATAGCAAAAAATGCAAAATTTGTCAATTATCAGAAAGGACAGTCGTCCTCTTCAAGGTGAACAAACTCAGGCTTTTCGGTAAGCTTGTAGTCGGTAATCCTATGGTACTTCCCATCTGGCTTGACTTTGATTTCGGTAGGCACGCAAAGACAACCTTTCTCGGCAAGTTCTACGCCCTCAAAGATTGTGATTGGCGGCTCATTCCTGCTTCGGGCCATCCACCATCTGACTGCTTTCTGTCTCGGAAACCCTGCATGTCCAAGGCAGATCCACTCGTTAAATCTGCGTGTAGACAAGTTGCCATCGCGTGACTCGTCATCAAGAGGCTCTACGGTGTACTGCACACGCATCGACTGCTCTTTGTCTTCGTCTTTTGGCGTATGGATAAAGTAGTCAACATCAACAACCTCATACCACTTCGGTTCGTTTCCTGCCTGCATGATCTGAGCAAGACCGTCTGCTTTCTTATCGACGTTCGATTCAAACTCAAAACGAAAGCCACATTCGCAGTACCTTGTTCCGCTGGCTACCACTGCTTGACAAGCTGGACATTCTTTCCTCGGTGCTTCGCCTGGTTCGCCAGAAGATCCACGCACTGAACCGATCCCGAACTCAGGATCGTCTATCGCGCCGTGCCTGCGTGTATTACCACCGAAGTCTAGAACGAGGCACTCTGTCTTTCCCTCGGCCAGTCTCAGGCCCCTGCCGACCATCTGAGCAAACAAGCCGGGGCTTAGTGTCGCCCGGCAGAGCGCAATCAAATCTGTTCTCGGAGCATCAAAGCCAGTCGTCAGCACTGAGCAGTTCACAAGCCATCTCAGAGCACCTGTCTTAAAGTTCTCAAGGATTGCCTCACGCAAGATTGGAAGAGTGTCAGCAGTGACCACAGCAGCACGCTCGCCGGTTTTCTTCTCGATGATTTCAGCAAGGTCTTCCGCATGCTTGACGCTGGTTGTGAAACAAAGGCACTTCTTGCGATCCTCGGCATTCGCAACTGAAATGATCTCATCGGCGTTTGACTCGACTGTCGCCTCGAAAGTGCTCGCGAGTTCAGAGAGGTTAAAGTCCCATCCAGATCGACGCACATTGCTTGTATCGACTGTAGAAACGCTTGCAGTCCTCACAGGACAAATGTATCCACCATCGAGCATACGCTTCACAGTGACCTCGTAGGCAGTCCCGTCGAACATCTGATTTGGCCCGACGATGGGTCCGCAGTCGAGTCTGAACGGAGTTGCAGTCAAGCCAAGAGTTCTTGTCTTGGGGTTGTAGGTCTTCAGGTCAGCAAGGAACCTCGCATACTGAGTATTCTCGTTTGACGAGACTTGATGAGCCTCATCGATGATTGTCAGTTGTCTGGCTCCGAAGATGTCTGCATGACCTGAGAGTGACTGGATCGTTCCGAAGATGATGTCTTTGTCAGTCTGCTTTTTTCCAAGGCCCGCGCAGTAGATCCCAGCATCAACATCAGGACAAAATCGGTTAAGAGCAGCAAGGTTCTGCTGGACAAGTTCTTTTTGCCTGCATACCACAAGACCTCGATACCCTACTGCTACAAGTCCTTTGCAAATGTCTGCAATGATGATTGACTTTCCCGCAGCAGTCGGAAGGACAAGTACAGGGTTGCCCTCAGAGTTTCGCACATACTTCCAAAATCCGTTGACTGCGTCCTGTTGGTATTCACGCAGGGTGTATTCGTAAGGTGGTTTCATTGCTGTCTCTTGTGGTTAATTGTTTCCATCATGTATTTGTAGAAGTCGCTCTGCAACAACCTGTGCGACCTGTGGAACGATGGAGTTGCCTAGGCATCTAAGTCGGTCCACCCGCTTGGGAACCCCATTAGCCACTCGACCCACTGCGGGTTCAGAGTGCCATCCCCAGTGTTCCGAACGTCTGGGTGATTGCCCAGCATCCTCTGCATTTTGCCGTTTGGAGTCCCTGCTGCGTCCTCGTTCGCTGTTGGGGTCGGCCACACTGCCGCAATCTGCACTGCTTGCGTCAGTCCCTTTTGACAAAGTCTGCCCGTTTCCTTGTCGTAAAGTCGCTGGTTTGAGTGCGTTGGTTGCTTTCCGTTTTTGTCTACAAGTCGTTCCGTTTTGATCCCCGGTTCCTGAGCCGATGGAGTCGGCCAAGTATCCGATAATGAACACTCGGTCTCGTCGATGCGGGGCTCCAACGCTTGCCGCCGATACAACCTCCCATTCCGCATCGTACCCATGCGAGGCAAGCGTTCCGAGAACCTGGTCCATCCCTCTAGTAAACAACGCTGCCACGTTCTCAAGGACAACGTACTTTGGTCCCACCACGCGAACGATTCGCATGAGTTCGTAGAAGAGTCCTGATCTTTCTCCATCTAAACCTGCTCCTTTACCTGCGTATGAAATGTCTTGACAAGGAAAACCGCCGATGAGCACATCCACCGGCTCAGTTGTTTCGTTCGGCCAGGTGCAAACGTCATCATGTCGATGCACATCAGGCCAATGCTTTTCGAGGATCTTACTCGCGTATTTATCACACTCGACCTGCCAGAGAGTTTTAAATCGACCCGTTGCTTCAAAGCCAAGTTCAAAGCCACCTATGCCACTAAATAAACTACCGACAGTCAAAGCACTCGCATCAGGAATCGAACCTGACTGGTCAGGGAGTGACGAACTTTCCACGGTATCGGTCCCTTTCATTTAGTAATGTGACCAGTGACCATTCATGCGAGCATAAAAAAAGAGCACCTCAACGCCGTGCTCAAAGCGACCACCCTCGCGAGATAAGTGGATTTTCTGCACACGCTCCTACCGAACGTCAGCAGGAGTTTTAGAAAGCAATTGGACCCGAAGGCTCAGTCACAGCAGACTCGACAGTCGTCGTCTGAGTCTTTGAAACAGGGTAGTAGCGTTTGACATCGACGCCTACACCATATCCAGTGTCAGGAGTATTTTTGATGTCTGCAACAACCACTTTTTGATGGATCTCCGATGTGTCAGAAATCTTAGTGATCCCGCAGCACTCAAGCAAATTTCGGAACTGCTGTTGTCCGATCTCAACTGCTTTCGGGTTTGCGTTGACCACGTTGAAATTTTGGAAGATCACGCGGTTCTGGAACTCACCCGAAACGATCTGAAACTTGACGCGAATGTACTGACCAAGTTTAGCATCGTTTGCTTCCTTGGCTTTCTTCGTCAGCATCAAATCAGTCTCGGTGACAACCATCGTGTACCTACCAGCAGGAATCTGCTGGTACTCGTCTACTGCTTCTACTTCATTATTATCGAAACTAAATTCTGCCATGTTACTACTCTGTGATTGAGGTTAAAAAACAGTCAACTGGATCATTCATATCAATTTTGTCATCAAGCGTGATCCTGCGTTTGCTGACATAGCTCGGATGTGAATCCGACTTCAAAATCCTGCGCCCCGAAGTTGTCGCGATTCCACGCTCTCGTCCAAACCCCTCGTCTTTGCTGCTGACGAAAGTTTCAATCTCAGCGTGCAGCACTTCGTCCGCCCATTCGAGCAGGCGACCGCATGCTTTCTTGCTTAACTTTGGTTGCACTCGATCCCACGATGCACCTGAAACAGACTCGACTTTCTTAGTCTCTTCGTGTGCAATCAGAATTACAGTCTTCCCATTTGCAATGCACAAGTCAAGTTGCTCGAATAATTTTCCAACTCTTCGAGCAACCTCTACAGTACCTTTTCCAAAGTCTTGCTGAAAACCCTCAGCATGCAAAGCATCCTCAACAAACTTTTCAAACCAATCAATTGAGTCGATGATGACTGTTTGAAACTCTGAAGTAGACGCTTCGTTTGCAGCTTGCAGGACTTCGAGTGCATTGTGGACAGACAACCTTGCAACGTCGATGTCACCTGAGCCATCTTCGGTCGCGATGACCAGTGCATCGGGGAATCGTGACGCCCAGGTTGTTTTGCCAACGCCGTGAGATCCGTAGACGCAGATGCGTCTTGGCTTGGCAACTTTGCCTCGCTTGACTTTTTCAAGTATGCTCATCTTTTCTCTTTCTCCTTGCTTTGATTGACCTTTCGGCCAGTTCTTGTGGTGTCAAAATTTCGTAAATACCCCTTGCTTCGAGCAAACTGTATCCAAATCCATCGTCAGCGACGATCATCAGATCAATTGCTATGTTTTCACCGGACATCTCAACGTCTGCACGCAAAAACACTGGCAGCAAACCGTGCTTGTCTAAACCTTTGGTATTTACATACGGGCTAAGATAATCAGTCTTGAAGTGATTTGATATCAACCCTGCTGATCTGCGAAGATTGAATGATCTGCCTCTTTCATCGCAATCGTCAGCCTTTTCTCGCAGCAACGTAATAAACTGATAGTAGTTTTCGCAAGTCAAGGAGACGTTTGAATAGTTGCTATTTTCCTCCATTTTTGCTATATCCTTGTTGCTGATTTTCCGATTCTAGGCTTCCTCGAAGATCGTGGTCAAGATGCAATTCCAAGATTTTTCGATCTCTGCCGATGGCAAGCTTTTCACTCTGACAATTAAAAAAGAGTTGAAAAACGGAAACACAGGACGAACAAAGCACTTTTCTGCTGCTCATCGAGAAAAGCAGCAATGGCTTGCTGCGATTCCTCAAAGTTACGTTGTGACGGCTCAAGGCATCGAGATGACTCTGGGGCAATTTTACCACGAAGTGCTCCTAGAAGATGCCCTAGCCCAGCGTGTAGGCTTGGTGATTGAGAGAGTCCTTGGTCCTCGCCAGCGTTTGTGGGATCACGATTCTACCCTGCGTGGAGCAAAGGAACTTGTTGATTCGCTGGTCACTTATGGCATCTTGGAAGACGACAACGCAAGACACGTTTCTTGGTGCTTGGGAGTTCAGGACTCTGATGACAAACAAAACGGACCTTACGTTCGAGTACACTTTTTTGAAAGCCAAGGATGAGCAAGTCAAATCGAGTCGGGATCATCGGAGATAGTCATTGCCCGGTGATGCTAGATGGATATGCAGAGTGGTGTATGAGCATCTTTGAGCAGTGGCAAGTCAACCGCATAATCCACATCGGTGATCTCGCGGACCATCACAGTGCAAGCTTCCACGATAGTGAAATTGGATTCACTGACATCGTGGGTGAGATGGAAGCTGCACGGGACCAGATACAACACATGCAGAGCGTGTTTGGTAGAGATGTTGAAGTCATGACTGGCAACCATGACGCAAACTTGCAACGCAAAATGAAAGCAGTTGGTCTTGATCCTTCACTGCTTAGGAAGCAGGCTGAGATTTGGGGCATCGATTGGAAGTTTTACCCCCGCTATCACAAATTGCAGATCGACGACTACCAAGTCTTCCACGGCGACCAAGGACGCGGAGGCAAGACTCCTGCCATTGCCAAAGCAGAAGCAGATTGGACATCGTCTGCCATCGGACATCATCACACTGCCGGAGGCGTGACTTGGGGATGCAACAACAACTCACGTTACTGGGGGATGTCAGTCGGTTGTGGCATCGATCACAAGCATGCAGTCATGGCATATGGTGCATCGTTCGCACAGAAACCAATCATCTCCTGTGGAGTTGTGATTGATGGAGTGCCTTACTTTGAGCCGATGCCAAAAAAAAACAAGTATGGACGCAGGCTTAGGTAGCATCCCTTGCTGCTCTAATAGCTTTGTTCAGCATGCGACCAGCGATTGCTTTTCTTACAGGTGCAGGGACAAACTGAAAAGCAGGAATCAAATGTTCTGACTGAGACATCAAGTAAGAAACTATTTCATCTCGGCGCTCATAGCATCCGTCTGGACCCCACCTGTTCATTTTTTTTTCCATGTCTTTGCAACCGCAGTTACTTTTAAATTGCAAAGCCCAATTAGGGATTTGCTTCGCAAGTTCTGATCCTACCATTTTTACTCGCAAGTTAGTTCAATTCTTGCAGATCCAACTAAGTCATTTACAGTAAACGTAATTCCATTTCCAGTCTGCGTGTAGTTCCCAGTGAAGGTGTCAAACGACTGCACGGTCAAAATTGAAGGGCATCCTGCTGACGGTATAGAAACACCAGATTTACTTGCAGTTATCGTATAAGTTGTTCCCGAATGCGTCCACTCAAGATAGAACTGGAAAGTCCATGTCTTTGGACCTTGGTCGTATTTCGCGGTGACGTTGGGAACCAAATATGCAACATTGGTAGGATTGTTTGTATGATCGCCTCGTAATTCTCCACTTGTTGCTTTTACCTTAGCACCATATGTGCTGCATACATCATGATCACTTGAAGAAGTGCCTTGAGCGAAGAAAAACTGAGATATGTTAAATGGGTTTGTCAAATCAAAGTTGGGATCATCCATTTCGAGAGAAATGGTGTAACTGTTAACAGCCATCGTCCACGATTCTGCACAAGGATCAAAAGGGCAGTCTGTGTTTTCCGTCCAAGTTCCACCCTCAGTTGTACAGTGTGATTCTGTAACTTTGTTTAAGTCAGATGCTCCATATAATTCGCAGCATCCAGTGGGATCACAATTTGTGTTGTCACCGAGATAGTTTCCTCCCAGAACCGTGCAGGCAGCTTCGCCTTGCGTGATCTGCGTTGTTCCATTCAACAACTCGCAGCAACCATATTCTGGAGCAACCTTTTCGCACTCGGGGCAATCGTCGCCATATGGCAGAGTAAAACCACCACTCATGGAAGGTCTTTCTGCAGAGATAAAAGTTAAGTTGCCACTGCATTTGCTTAAAATTATCGGCCCGTCATAAACTGTTGTATAAAAAAATCCAGATAAATACTGAATTGTCATCCTCCACTTTCGACCTTCCTCATTAAACCCATGCGCTGGTGGAATAAAATTAGCAACTGGGGAAAACGTAATGTCTGAATTGTGTGTGCCGTTTGTGGCAGGGACTTTTAACTGAAAAGTATCCCAGTACGCATCCGCTGTCTGCGTCCAAGTGTCACCATCTAACGTCATCGTAAAGTTGTTAAGTGGTGATGCGTTGGTCATCGTTCCAGAACGATTAAATGGATTGCAACCAGCACCATGTTGATTGAAAAAACATGTGTGAATAGTCAGTCCTCCACAGATTTCCCCAACATTCATCTCCAATGTTGCAGACTGCTTCTGGTTGAACTGCGTGGTCACAAAGTCACAATACTGATTGCAAGGGTCTGCTGGACTTGTGTAGATGTCTTTACTCTTAGGAGTTGCATCATAATAAGATGCATCTACCCCAAGCCTCGGAGTTGCAAAGTCATTTAGCGTGCTAGTAGAAACTGGGATCGATGCGTATGGTGCAGAAAACGTAAACTCTGGTCCGTAAGCTAATTTGCTTTTATCGTCTAAAGCATAAGGACTGTCGTGCGCTATGACATCGTAACTGCTTCCATCCCACCAAGGCGTGAGAGAAACGCATCCGGATAAACATCTTGTTGTATCCCATCCGGTTACACATCCATAGTAATTGAGGTATTCGTTGTACCAAGCAGTAGTTACCTTTGGAACCCAAAGTTCCTTAGCCAGGAACCTAATAACAGGCATTGGCCCTCCGTACGAATACATCACCTCAATACGTCTGATCCCGCTAAAGCCACAACCGTCTGCGCCGCATGTCGAGCCAAGAGAACAGCCATTGCCGCCATACTGATATCCTGCGGGAAATAAGTTTGAATTGTTTCCCCAGACAAACCTGCTCTCTACAGGAAACACTTCGGACCAACTTGATGCTGTTGCAATATCTACATCAGCAGCATACGCACAGTTATTAGTGCTTGGAGGTGAGGTGTACCACGATGTGTTTTCAGGAGCAACTTTGTTCAGCACTACATCTGATAATGATGTGTATCCTAGTTGGCATTCCGTAGCAAACCCGAATGTGTTGTATGGACCTGTACAGACTGTTGGTGACTGCGATGTTCGATACTGCAGATACTGGCCTGTGTTCAAAAACAAGTCTGACAGCGTCAGAGTGTCAGGCATCTTTAGCCTTTCAAAGGCAGATCCGAGACTGCAAGAGCAAGTGTGATCACATGATGAGCAATTGCAACATTCTTGGCTTCCAACAAACTTTCTCATGGAGTTTCCTCTTCAGGAGTTTCGCACTCCGCTTGCACTATTTCCCATTTTCCACCATTGCATGGTTTGCATTGTATGACAATCCCTTGCGAAACCTGAAGAGAATATGGGTTAATGATGTTGTACGGAGGGTTCTCAGTGCCTAGTACAAAAAGATTGCTCGAATCGTCGTATGTGTATGACACAGCAGTGCCTGTGCCTGCATTATTTTGATTCCTTCCAGTTATTGCGGATGATGACTGAAAAGTCTTGATTGCTCCACCACCACCGCTGGCAAACACCCAATAAACCCCCACTCTTGTTGCACTTATCTGAGTGTCTCCCTCAATAAACTGCTCTGTGGTATTCACAACAGGAACAATTAAGGAAGGCTTTTCAGAAAGTTCCAACAATGCGGTTGATGGATCTTCAGAAAGATAAACTCTTGTGCAATCTTCAGCAGTGCAGACATCGCCTGATCGTGCAGCAACCCCACCTGAAGGAGTCTTTACAAAAATAGTCTCTCTGCCTGTTGGATCTTGTGAAAATGCAGATCCTGCCATTTCCTTGCGACCAACATTTGCAAGTGCCTCTGCTATCTCTCTGCTGCTGAACGAATAGCTTGCCATTTTTAAACCTGTAAAAATCCACCTGCTGCCAAGTTAAATTCCGTTTCTTCTACGGTATCAAATCTGACGTAGTCAGGAGTGTCGTCTGGATCTTTTGCTGTTCCATCCAAGTTCAGCAATCCCACCGCCCCGATCCCTGCTCCGCTTTGCTGAAACTGCACTGCATCGTCGTTTGCATCAAGATGCCAATGACCGATCAACGGAACTGCTGCCGCATGACCAACAAACAGAGTTGCATCTGCATCGCTTACAATTGTGTAATCATCAACCAAAATAGTATATGTAACACGATACTTTTCTGCTGGACCTGCTGCCATTTGAACGCTTTGTGCAACAGCATTGATGCTAGTGATCATTGCCGATTTTTCCACGAACCCTCTATACGGAGTCAAATTTACTCTGTAGCATCTGTCCAATAAGTCTTGATCAGTAAAAGTGTCTTCAAACTGTGTTATGGTCAATTGCAAAAGAGGCTTTTTTCTTGTAATTGGTTGTTCGATTTCATTTCTTAAATCGACTTCATTTCCCTGTGCGTCTAATCCTGTACATGGTAGAAATCTTGTTGTTAAGACGAAAGGATTCCCTGCCCCATCATCAAAAACTGGCAATCCATCTGGCCCATACGCAGGAGCACCATGCATTACAATGTCGCGACCTATAACACCCCTAGTCACAACAGGATCAATGTCTGTTACGCTTGTAGGTGGTGTCTCTGGTTGTGGATTGCTTGGCGTTTCTGATTCCTGTGCCTTGCTTTGTTTGCCAGGTTCTGTTGCAAAAGTACAGGTGACTTCAAAAACTGATGCGTTTGATTCTAAACGTCTAACTGATTTGCTGCTGCAAACAGCCAAGGGAATTCCGATGTTTGTTACAGAGTCATACCAAGTGTGATAATTGACCACTGGTATGCCCGGCGCGAACGCAACATGCACATCCGTAACATCAGAAGGTGTAAAGCTTGCATTCGCAGGATCAGTAACAATAACACGATAAACCTGATTCAGAGAAATCTGACAAGACTTCATACCTCCGCTGTTGTTTGACGAGGCACTGTAGCCTGTCTCTCTCATTTTGCAGACTTCATAAGTCAAGGCCATTTACTTACCTTTAATTTACTGGAATGACTTGGCTTGCATCAGCTTGCTGCTGACTTGGCTTTAGGTCTTGAATGTTTTTTATTGTTTCGTTGTGCTGTTTAATTTTAAGTTTTTGGTCCTCTTGATATCTTTTTTCTTCTTTTGCTTCTCTCTTTGCATTGTCACGTTGCGTTTTCAGGTAGATAAATTCCTCAATGCTGTTTTGCCTCATCTTTCCTGGTCCAGCAACATCAAGAGCCTGCTGAAGTTTATTTGCCTGTCGTTTTTGTTCTTCTGCTTGATCTTCGTCAATTGCTCTTTTTGTTTCCGCTGCCATTGCATCTTTCTTCATTTGCAAGAGCATTCTTTCATCGAGTAAAGACCCGACCGCATCCCTAATCTTTGCTGCATACTCATCAAGTTCTTCCTGCATTTCCATCATGTGACGTTCTTCGTCACTTGCAAGTTCTTTCTGCAACTCGCTTCTTTCTTGAAGATAGTTAAGTGCTTCCTCTTCTGCTTTTGCTCTTCTCTTGTCTGCGTCTTCGGCAGCAGTGTAATCTGATGGACGCAGCATCCCTCTTTCGATTGCTTCTCCTTCTGCCTTATCCACTTCAGCCTGAAGTCTTCTTTTTTCTTCTGCTCTTTGTGCTGCTAACTGAGCCTCAGATTCAAGTATCTGCGAGAAAGTTCTTGCGCCTACTAAAAACTCTCCAATTGGCCCATAACCCATGAACTGAAAACCGCCTTGTCCCGTAGCATTTAACTCTCGGTCGAAAAAACTAGGATCACGCATAGAAGGTCCAGCGATACCACTTGCATTTCTTGCTGCTACATCTGGTCGCCCAAACTCATCAAGCTGTTGTTTTTTATTCCTTAGCCTTTCAAGTTCATTAGCCTCTGAAATCACTGCGCTTGCAGAAGAAATCGTGCTGTTTAATTTATTGAGCACGCCAGAAATTAACCCTGCTTGTGACTCTCCAAGATTAGCAAACAAGTCATTAAAATTGTTTACAAGCAAATCCATCTGACCGTTTAAGGTCTGTGCTTTCTTTTCGAGACGACCAAAGTAAAGTCCTCCTTCGCTTGTTGCTTTTATTAACGCATTGTTGACATGCTCTGATGTTATCAATCCTTCTTCCATTGCTTTCGCAAAATCAGTCATTGCAACGCCAGCTTCGTCAGCAATGATCTTGAGAGAAAATCCAGCATTGATTAACTGGTTCTTCTCTTGTCCCATCAACTTGCCAGCAGCGTTGACCTGAGCCATTGCTCGCGTGAGGTTGTCAAAAGCCTCTCGTTCGCCTCCTGCTGCAATGCCTAACCTTTCGACCATGTCTACGATGTTTTCAGTCTCTAGCCCGTAGGATGCCCAGACCCTTGCGTTCTTGATAAGACCTTCGGTAGTCAAAGAAGATTCGCGGGCAATCTTGCGAAACGCATTTGCAGATTCTTCACCAAACTCTTCGCCTAAGAAGACTTTTAAGTCGGTTGCTGCTTCTTGCAGATTGCCAAACTGCTCCATCATTTTATTAAGCGCAAGACTGCCAGTGAACATCCCTGCAATCCCTACGCCGGTCAATCCGCCTGCCATAGCACCAATGCCAACACCTCGTCCTACAGCAGCACCACCCCTACCACCAAACATTGACGCAGCAGCACCACCAATGTTTGCAAAATTTAAGCCTGCTGCTCCTCCTGCTCTGGCATTTGCTTTTTTTGCCTTTGTGTTTAGAAGCAACGCATGTGAATTCTTTTTTAGTAAAGCAGTCTCTTCGTAATACTGCTTTTTTAACCTTTTCTTTGAGTGCAAGTAAGCTTTTTGATCAAGCAGGCCCGCTTTCATAGCGC